TTGTTTAGAGGAATGCTCTCTGATGCTATTGCAATGGAAAGCACACGTTATCCTGAAGATAACTTTGAGGCAGTCTAATGGCATCTCAACTTCAAAGTTACAGTCTCTCAGCACCAGGCTTTTATGGCCTGAATACTGAAGATTCACCTCTTGATCTAGGGGCGGGATTTGCTTTGGTTGCAACTAACTGCATCTTGGATCAGTATGGTCGTATTGGTGCTAGAAAAGGTTGGACAAGGGTTAATTCTTCCTCTGGAAACCTTGGTGCTAATGATGTTGGTGTTATCCATGAGTTAGTTCAGACTGACGGGACTCTTACAGTTCTGTTTGCTGGAAACAACAAGATATTCAAACTTGGTGCATCTAATGCTGTGACTGAGTTGACCTATGGTGGTGGCGGTTCTGCGCCTACCATTACTGCATCTAACTGGCAATGTGCCTCTTTGAATGGCATTGCTTACTTTTTTCAAACTGGTCACGATCCACTCATTTATGACCCCGCAGTAAGTACAACTACTTATCGCAGAGTGTCTGAGAAATCTGGTTATGTAGCTACTGTTCCGCAAGCAAACATTTGTATCTCTGCTTTTGGTCGTCTGTGGGTGGCTAATACTGCTTCCGATAAGGTAACTATTACCTTCTCTGACCTGATTGCAGGTCATGTATGGGGCGGTGGTACTTCAGGAACATTAGATGTTTCTCGTGTATGGCCTAATGGTGCTGATGAAGTCATGGGTTTGGCAGCGCACAATGATTTCTTGTTTATCTTTGGTAAGAAGCAGATTCTTGTTTACTCAGGTGCCTCTACCCCTGCATCTCTTGTTCTGAGCGACACAGTAGGTTCTATTGGATGTATCGCAAGGGATACGATTCAAAGCATTGGCTCGGACGTTGTTTTCTTGTCAGATTCAGGTGTTCGTTCATTGATGAGGACTATTCAAGAGAAATCTGCACCACTGCGAGACTTGTCTAAGAATGTTCGTTTTGATTTAAATTCATCATTGTCTGGTGAAACACTTTCCAATTTAAAGTCTGTTTATTCAGAAAAAGAAGCCTTTTATCTTTTGGTTCTACCAGCTACGTTACAAGTCTACTGTTTTGATACCAAACAATCTCTCCAAGATGGCTCTTCCCGTGTAACTAAATGGGACAATATTTCTCCAACAGCACTTAAATCTTTGCGTAATGGTGATCTGTATATTGGAAAGAATGGCTATATTGGAAAGTATGGTGGTTATATTGACGATACTTCTGCTTATCGATTCTTGTATTACACCAACAATGCTGATTTAGGAAATCCTAACCAGATTTCCATTCTGAAATCTATTACCGCCATTGTGATTGGTGGTTCTAATCAATTTCTCACAATCAAGTGGGCTTTTGATTATTCAGGTGCTTATCAGTCAGAAAACGTCTTTATTCCACCTCAAGGCTATTACGAGTATGGGGTTGGTGAATACAATGTTGCAGATTTTACAAGTGGCATTCCAATTAAAGCATTAACAAGTAATGCTTCAAGTGCAGGTAAAATTGTGCAAACTGGTTACGAAGCCACCATTAACGGCACTCAGTTGTCAATTCAGAAAATTGAACTTCAAGCCAAAGAAGGCAAGATAGGATAAATATGAGCAATTATTCAAAATCCACTAACTTCGCAACCAAAGATAATCTCTCGCCTGGTAATCCTCTAAAGATTGTCAAGGGTACTGAGATTGATACAGAGTTCAATAACATTGCAACTGCCATTGCGACTAAGACAGATAACTCTTCTGCCACCATTACTGGTGGTACGATAAATGGTGCGGTGATTGGTGGAACTACTGCTGCTGCGGGAACTTTTACCAACCTTACTGTTAGCACAGCCGCTACGATTGCTTCTGCCGCCATTAGTGCGGGAACAATCAATGGTGCGGTGATCGGTGGATCATCACCTCTTGCTATTACTGGTACGAACATTACGGCAACTACAGGCTTTAGCGGCCCATTGACAGGTGCAGTAACTGGTAACGTTACAGGTAATGTAACGGGTGCGGTTACAGGAAATGTCACAGGTAACGTAACTGGAAATCTGACAGGTAATGTAACTGCGGCTTCTGGAACTTCTACGTTTAACAATGTGACCATCTCTGGCGCATTGGACATGGACAGTGGAACTGCCGCAACTATTACTGGTCTGGCAAGCCCTACAAACGATTCTGATGCGGCTACAAAGGGTTATGTAGATGCACTAGCCCAAGGTATTGATGCCAAAGCCTCTGTTGTTGCGGCTACTACTGCAAATATTACTTTGTCTGGCACACAAACAGTTGATGGTGTATCACTCTCAGTTGGCGACCGAGTATTGGTTAAGGATCAGTCTACTGTATCTGGGAATGGTATTTACTTGGTTGCTTCAGGCTCTTGGACTCGGACTACTGATGCTGATTCATGGACAGAATTGACTTCCGCTTTTACCTTTGTTGAAAAGGGCACATCTAATGCTGACTCTGGTTGGGTTTGTACAGTAGATGCAGGTGGGACATTGGGAAGCACATCTGTTACTTGGGCGCAGTTCTCTGGTGCAGGTCAAATTACCGCAGGTGATGGTCTTACAAAAACAGGTAATACTCTAAATGTAGGAACTGCATCTTCAAGTCGTATTGTTGTCAATGGCGATAACATCGATTTAGCTACTTCTGGTATTTCGGCAGGAACATACCAATCTGTTACTTTTGATGCTTATGGTCGGGCTACGGCAGGAACGAATCCAACGACTATTGCTGGCTATAACATCTCAAATGCTTATACCAAAACTGAAATAGATTCAATCTTTGGTTCGACTACTGCGGCAGCAACTTCTGCTTCTAATGCGGCTACCTCTGCTTCCAATGCGGCAACAAGTGCTTCTAATGCTTCTACAAGTGCAAGCAATGCGGCTACTAGCGAAACCAATGCGGCAGCCTCCTACGATGCTTTTGATGACAGATACTTAGGTTCTAAGTCTTCTGCTCCATCAGTAGACAATGATGGTAACGCTCTGTTAACAGGTGCTTTGTACTGGAATACAACAGTATCTACTCTCTATGTGTGGACAGGATCGGCATGGACTCAGGCGGCATTTACATCCTCTGGGTTTGCTACTTTGACAGGTACAGAAACCCTGACAAACAAAACCCTGACAAGTCCTATCCTGACAACTCCTCAGTTGGGAACACCCTCTAGCGGTACTTTAACCAATGCTACAGGTCTGCCTTTATCTACAGGTGTAACAGGAACTCTACCTATTGCAAATGGTGGTACAGGTGCATCTACTCTAGCAGGGGCTAATATTGCTGTTGTCAACGTAGCCAACACCTTTACTGGCACACAGACATTCTCAGGCACATCATCTGCTCAAGCCATCATCCTAAACGATGCAGCAGAAGTAGCTACAGTATCAGCAACTGCGGCTACAGGTACGATTAACTACGACATTACAACTCAGTCAGTCTTGTACTACACAAGTAACGCAAGTGCTAACTGGACAGTTAACTTCAGAGGCTCTAGCGGTACATCATTGAATACCTTGATGAGTACAGGTCAATCAATGACTGTGGCTTTCTTGGTGACTCAAGGCTCTACCGCTTACTACAACTCTGCAGTTCAAGTGGATGGCACAACTTCTGGAGTGACTACTAGGTGGCTAGGTGGTGCGCCTACAGCGGGTAATGCCAGCGGTATTGATTCCTACAGATATTTGATTATCAAGACTGGTAGTGCAACCTTTACAGTCTTGGCAAGCAACACACAATTTAAGGCTTAACACTATGCCATTACAAGCAACAAGTGGTGCAGCTAGTTACGATGGCTTTGGTGGTGGCGTAGCTGCTGTTCCTACCTACATCGAGGACGTGTTTTCAACGTACCTTTGGACGGGTAATGGCACAAGCGGTCAAACAATAAACAATGGAATTGATTTGTCTGGTAAAGGCGGTTTGATGTGGATGAAACCACGAACTAGCACTTCTGGATATAGCGCATATTGGAATAGAAATCAGTTATACGATACTGTGCGCGGAATTGACCAATTACTTAGTTCAAATACAACAGATGCACAGGGAACAGTTGGAAATCTTGTTACATCAGTTACAAGTACAGGATTTACGATTGGCGCGGCTGGCCCTTTAGATTTTGCAAGTGTTGACTACGTTGGGTGGACATTCCGCAAGCAACCAAAGTTCTTTGATGTTGTGACATGGACAGGTAATGATGTTATTGGTCGTGAAATACCACACAATCTTGGCGCTGTTCCCGGTTGCATTATGGTTAAACAAACAAATGCAACTAGAGACTGGGTTGTTTACCACACATCAATAGGCAATACAAAATATTTAACCTTAAACAGCACAAGTCCGGGTGGGACTCAATCATTTTGGAATAACACAACACCAACCAGTACAGTTTTTACAGTTGGTGATTGGGGCGCAGTTAATGGTGGTGGAAACACTTATGTAGCCTATTTATTTGCATCCAACGCAGGAGGCTTTGGTCTAACTGGTACAGACAATGTGATTTCGTGTGGGTCGTTTACTGGAAATACAACTGTAAATCTTGGCTATGAACCGCAATGGATAATAATTAAAAAAACCAATGCGGCTGGTTCTTGGACAATGTGGGACACGATGCGTGGCTGGTCGCAAACAAGTGAAAGCTATTTATTCGCTGACCTAGCCAATGCGGAATCATCTTCAAGCAATGGAAGATTTCCAAATGCAACAGGGTTTACTACTGCGGGATATACATCCACAGACACATTCATCTACATTGCCATTCGTCGTGGCCCGATGAAAGTGCCTACGAGTGGGACGAGTGTGTTTAAACCAGTTACCAGAACAGGGACAGGTTCATCTACTCCAATAACAGGAGTTGGTTTTTCACCTGATTTTTTAATCAATGGAGTTAGGTCTGGAGATACAAGAGCTGTTGTTGATAAATTACGAGGCCCAACAAGATATTCTACAACTGGTGCTTCTTTAGAAGCTAATTTTGATAGTGTTTCTTCATTAGACCAAAATGGATTTACTATTGGAAGTGATAGTAATGGTTGGTTTAATGCTAATGGTGCATCTTATGTATATTGGTTATTTAAGCGTTCACCTGCATTTCTAGATTTGCTTTGCTATACAGCTACTGGCGCAAATATGACAGTTCCTCATAATTTAGGTGCTATTCCTGAAATGATTTTTGTTAAGCGTAGAGATTATGGTGCAAATTGGAGGGTATATTCTTCATCTCTTTCAAATACAGAATATTTATCTTTAAACTCAACCAATGCAAAAGCAACAGCAACAAATGTTTGGAATAGTACATCTCCAACAGCATCAGTATTTTCTTTAGGAACAGCTTTTGAGGTAAATGATAACGCTGGCGACAAATACCATAGTTATTTATTTTCAACTTGTGCTGGTGTAAGTAAATGTGGAAGTTATACAGGTACAGGTGCGCTACAAACAATTAACTGTGGTTTTACATCAGGTGCTAGATTTGTCTTAATTAAACGAGCAGACGATGTTGGTGAGTGGTATGTTTATGACTCAGCTCGTGGTATTACATCTGGAAATGACCCTTATTTATTTTGGAATAATACTGCGGCTGAAGTCACAGGCACTAACTATATTGATACAGACACAACAGGCTTTAAAGTCACAGCCGCAGCACCCGCAGAACTAAATGCTTCTGGCGGCACATACATCTTCTTGGCTATCGCATAAGGAATCATCATGCAAGTACGAATTAGAACAACTGGACAGGTCATGTACGAGAGTGAATTTCGTGCATACACTAAAGCCAATGGAGGCCCATCTTGGGAGACAACAACAACTGAAGTCTTAGAGGCTTTGGGTGCTGATGTAGTTTTGGAAGGCCCACAAGCTACAGGGGGTACTGTTTACCAATACTCTCAAGCCTCTGGTGTTGAGCAAGTAAATGGTAAATGGTACACAAAGCATATTCTTGGCCCTGTCTTCATTGACCAAGTGGTAGATGGTGTAACTACTACTGCTGCTGAACAAGAAGTGGCTTATAAGGCTTCTAAGGATGCTGAACAGGCTAAGAGTGTTCGTGCTTCTAGGGGTGAGAAACTGAAAGACTGTGATTGGACGCAAGTAGCGGACGCACCTGTTGACAAAGAAGTATGGGCTACCTATCGTCAAGCCTTGCGTGATGTCACTACGCAGACAGGTTTCCCTTGGACAATTACTTGGCCTGTTGAGCCACAATAAGGAGCAATCATGGCTGTAACTAGCGCACAAATTGTAGATTTTCTGCTTGCTAATCCAGGCATGAGTGATGCCCAAATCGTTGGGGCTATGGAGCAGTACGGGGTTTCTCCTGCACAAATGGCTCAAGCTGTTGGGTTAAAAGAGGGAGATGTTGCGGCTCGTGTAGGTGCTGCAATACCTCCTAATCAAGCAGTGTTACTTGGAGATACTTATGTTCAAGCAGTTAACCAAGTAATTGGTTCTGGTGAAGATCAGCAGATCGGTGGATTAGAGAATGTCATTACTTATAAAGCTAGTGATAACAAAGTTGGTGGCAACATTAACTATTACTCTCCTACTGGTGAATATCAACAAACTACTCAACAACAAGAAGTAAATGCAGGTAAAGACTTTCTAAAGTTTGCTCTTGGTGGTGCGGCTTTATTTGGTGGTTTAGGTGGCGGTTTTGAGGGCTTATTTGGTGGTGCTGGTACAGCAGGAACTGTTGGCTCTACTGGCTTAACAATGGCTGAGTTGGCTCAACTTGATCTTGCTCTTGGTGGTGCGGGTGGTACTGCGGGAGCTACTTCTCTTGCTAGTGCTTTGACAACAGGTGCAGGTGTTGGCACTTTGACAAACCTAACTGGCGGTAGTGGTACTGGTGCTTTAACTGGTGGCTTAACTACAGGCGGCACTGTTGCAGGAATGGGTACTGGTACTGGATTAACAGCAGGTGCAGGTGGATTGGGTCTAAGCACTACAGGTGCGGGTTTGGGTGCGGCAGGTACAGGCGCAGGGATCACAGCAGGTACAGGATTAACAGGTACTGGTGTTTTAGCGGGTTCGGGTCTTGGGACTACATTGCTTGGAACAGGAGTTGGTACAGGATTGGGAACTGGTGTTCTTACTGGTTCTGGCTTGGGAACTACTCTTGCAGGTGTAGGAACAGGTGTTGGTACTGGTTTAGGGACGACCTTGGCTGGCGTTGGTACAGGCGTAGGCACTGGTTTGGGTACAGCTCTTGGTACTGCGGCAGGAACAGGATTGGGTGGTTTAACAGCGGCTCAACTAGGTGCTTTGCTATCAGGTGGTTTAACTACTGGTGCGGGTCTTCTCCAACAACAAACATCTCGTGAAGCGGCTCAAAAAGCGCAAGCAATGATTGACGCTGAGACAGCGGCCGCCAAGGCTTCTGCTCAGTTTAGACCCGTTGGCATGACCACTCGCTTTGGTACTTCACAGTTTGGGTTTGATCCTAAGACGGGTCAACTGACAAGTGCTGGCTATACGTTAGACCCACAAGCTAAGAATGCTCAAGATCGCTTGGTTAAATTGGCTGAGTCTGGTCTGCAACAAGCTGAAGGCGCACAAGCTCAGTTTGCTCCTTTGCAGACAGGTGCACAGAACTTGTTTAACTTGGGTAATCAATACTTGGCTCAATCTCCAGAACAAGTTGCTCAGAACTATCTCAATCAGCAGATGGCTTTGTTACAACCTAGTCGTGAGACTGAACTTGCTAATCTGCAAAACAAACTGCAACAACAAGGTCGTGGTGGTCTTTCTGTGGCTCAAGGCGGTACTATGGGTGCTACAACTCCTGAACTACAGGCTTTGTATAACGCTAGAGCACAACAAGAGGCTCAATTGGCGGCTAATGCCCAACAGTATGGTCAACAGAATGTGTTGTTTGGTGCAGGATTATTAGGTCAGGGGACTACTGCTATGGGTAACTACTATGCAGGTCAACAAGCCGCTTATGCACCATATACAACTGCGTTGGGACAAGTACAAAACTTGGAAACTTTGGCACAACAACCATTGACGATGGGTGCTAATCTTGGTCAAACAGCGGCTCAAGCGGGTTTCAATGTTGGTCAATTAGGACTAAGAGGTGCGGGTGCAAGTGTAGAGTTGGCAACAGGAAAAGCCGCTACTACTAATCCTTATTCAACAGCCATAAGCGGTTTGGCGGCTAATCCCGCATTTGGTCAATATGTAGGGGGGATGTTAACTCCAACATCACCAGTAACTGCCATGAGCGCACCAGCAACAACATTTGGTACTGGTAACTATTATGGCAATCAAGACCTAGGCTTATTCTTGTAAGGAATTATCATGGCAGAAAATATTGTAGCGGGTCTGTTTGGACTGAACCCACAAATGTATGGTGAGCAACAACGCAGAAGTGCTTTGCAAGAAGGTATTGACCTTGCCCAACTAGACCCTGCTTCTAGGGGTGCGGCAATGACCTATGCGGGTGCTAAAGGTCTTGGTGGTGCTATTGCGGGTGCAATGGGAGTAGAAGACCCTCAGTTGAAGCTAATTAGTGCTAGGAATGCTATTGCCCAACAGATTGACCAAACAAATCCTGAGTCGATCCTGAAGGGTGCTCAGATGTTGGCTCAAGCGGGCGACCAACAAGGTGCTATGGCTTTGGCTCAATATGCTCGTCAAGCACAAGGCGAAATGGCTCAAATAGAGCAACGCTTGGCAGCAGGTAAAGCATCTTTAGCACAGGCGGCTCGTGAGCGTCAACAAGCAACTCCTAATGATATTCAGATTGCTACACAAATGGCATCATTAACAGATGCTCTTGACCAGCTTAAAGATCAACCTGCTTCTCCAGAGCGTGATCGTGCAATGAACTTGTTGACTACTCAATTGACCCAACTTGAGCGTTTAACTTCAAAAGTTGAAAAACAAATTACTCCCAATGTTAAAACTGTTGGTGTTGCAGAAGGAACTAAGAAAGCTGTATTTTTGGATGTTAATTCTGACCAACAATTTACATACGAAATTGGTGCTGATGGTAAGCAATATCGCAAACCTTATGTTGGTCAAGTTAATAGGGTTACATCAACCACGCAAGTTGGCGTTAAATTACCAGAGCAAGAAAAAGAAGAAAAAGGTGCTCGTGGAAAAATGTTGGTTAAACAATATGAGGGTATTTCAGATCAAGCACGCATTGCTACTAGAACATTGCCATCTTTAGAATCAAATTTATCAATATTAGATAAAGGTTTTGATACTGGATTTGGTACTGAAGTTGTTGCCGCAGGTGCAAAAGTGTTGGCGGCTTTGGGTGTTCCAGAAGCTGAACGCCTTGCTACAAATGCTCAAACATTCTTAGCAAATGCTAATGCTGCTGTTTTACAACGCCAATTAGAGCAAAAAGGCCCTCAAACAGAATCCGATGCTCAACGAATTACCACTACTGGCGCACAATTTGGTAATACAAAAGAAGCAAATCGTTTCTTAATTAGTGTTGCAAAGGCTCAATTGAAGAGAGATATTGACCAACGTAATTTTTACGATAAATGGTGGAAAACAAATTCAACCTATGATGGTGCAGAAGATGCTTGGTTTAGTGGTGAAGGCGGTAAATCTTTGTTTGATAGGCCTGAACTTAAAAGCTATAGAGTTAAAGAGTCTGCTGCCTCACAAATTCCAAGTCAAATTACACCTAACATTCCTCAAGCCGCTATAGATGCGCTTAAACGAGGTGTTGGTACTGATGCACAGTTTGATGAACAGTTTGGGCCAGGTGCGGCAAAACGAGCAAAAGGAGGAAGATAAATGGCTACTAATCCATTTGCTGAATTTGTTGTTCAACCAGAGCAAGAGAATCCTTTTGCCACTTTTGTTACACAACAACCACTAACCGCACCTAAAGGAGAAAAGACATCTTTAGGTCAATTGCTTCAATCTGCGGTTTCTCTTGGTCGATCTACTGCTTCTCTTGCTGACATTACTGTTGGTGGAGTATTACCTGCTGCCGCACAAATGGTTGGCTATCCTTTGGCACGTTTAGGACGTTCACCAGAAGAGGCTCAAGCGGCTACACAGAGGATTGTTTCTGCCGTTGACAAACCATTTGGAAAGATAACGGGCGTTACTGAGACTCCAGAATATCAAGGTGAGGCTGGTCGTCAGATCATGGACTTCATTGGTGAAAACTTTCAAAAAGGAGCTAAATGGATTGCTGATAAAACTGGCATTCCTACTTCAGATGTTGAAAGTTACATGGCTTCATTAAGCCTTGCCGCACCCGCTATTGCTAAACCTGCCGTTCGAACAATACAAGAGTTAGCCGCACCCGCATTAGAGAAAGCCGTGATTGGGGCAAAGATGCCTTTTGAGCCAATGATGCAAGCTAGGCGTGAAAGAATGTCCTTAGAGGACTATGCTCGTGGCCCACAAATTGATGCCGCCATAGAAGCGCAACGTCTTGGTATCGCTTTAAGTCCAGAGCAAATTCAACCAACATTAGTCCCTAAAACTTTATCTGCTGTTGCGGGTCAGCGTGGTACTAATGCTATTGCTAATGCAAACAAGAATCAAATACGCAAAATTGTTATAAATGAATTGGGTTTGCCAGAAACTACTCAATTTGATAGTAAAGCACCATTTAGTGAAGCAAGAATGCGTGTTGCAGAACCTTACAGTCAAGTAAGAAAATTGCCAACAATGGTGGCTGATGACAATTTAATCTCTTCTCTTAATAATTTAAGGCCAGATCAGGCGGTAATTGGTGCTAATCAAAAAACAAAAGCAATAAACGCAATCATTGATGACGCAATAAGCAAAACAAGTGCTGGATTAGATGGCGCTCAAATTCTTAAAAATGTTCAAACACTTCGTCAAGAAGCAAGGAAAACATACAACAATAAAAGTGCCGATTTACAGGCTCTTGATCTTGCCGATACACGATTGGCAATTGCTAATTCTTTAGAGGCAATGATTGAATCTAACATTTTTAATCCTAAGTTGTTATCTGATTTTAGACAAGCCCGTCAAAAGATGGCAAAGACTTATGCTTATGAAGATGCAACTGACTTCAATACGGGCATGATTGATGTCAATAAACTAAGTCGTATTACCTCCAAAGATAATGCGATGACTGGTGACATTGCCGCTCTTGGTAAGATTGCTGGTAACTTCCCTGATGCATTTACTACAAAAGCAACAGAGTCTATTTTGAGTGCGCCTCGAATTACTCGATCTGGCATTGGTGGTACAGCTGGTGCTACTCTTGGCTATCAACTAGGTGGCGTTACGGGTTCTGTTCTTGGTACTGCTGCGGGTGTACTTGCGGGTGAAGGTGCGGGAATGTTTGCGTCCAACATCATGTCATCTCCCAAATATCAAGCGGGATTGAGTTTGCGTGACGCACGTATTCCTGTTAGTCAGGTAGCAACTGCGGCACAACCAATCCCTCAGAGTCAGGCAATTGTTCCTTATCAAGCTCCTGTAGAGGTTTTAGGAAAAGGAGAAGGCCCTTATCAGCCTAATTTCACTATTCCTATGGGTCAAGTTAGAGAGCAACCATTGCCAACATCATCAATAGTTAGAGAATTACCTGCTCCAAGCCCACAAGGTACTCTTTCTGGCTTACGGGCAGAGGATGTCAGAAGAGCGGGAATGTCTCGCACACTTGGTCAGCAAGCAGAAGCCCAACAAGCGGCTTTGGAGGCGGCTTCTCGCCAACCAACTCGTGGTGCTGTAGAACTTCAAATTAACCCATTAACAGGCGTTCCAGAGGTTTCTGCGGGTGTTCGTGGTGCTACTCCAACAACATTCCAGAACTTTGGTGCTTCTCTTCAATCTGCAACAGATAAAGCGGCTTTGGGTCGAACATTTGACTTTACTGCCGCTGAAAAGGTTGCATTTGACAAAACACGAATTGATTTAGCCGAAGTAGTGCCAGGCATGAAATCATTGTCTGATAAAACTATTGCGACACGAATCCAAGACCGAGAATGGGTGCAAGATGCAATTACAAAAGCCCGTGATAAAGCTGTTGCTTTTGAGCAAATTGCGGCTCGTGCAAAAACTAGAGATGCACAACAACAAGCCATTGCCAATAGAGAACGAATGTTAGACCTTGCTGAACAAATGGAAAATACATTGCGTATAGCAAGACCTGATTTAACTGGAAAACAACAAGGGCCAAAGACTCGTGCGGCTTTCCGTGAAGGCTTGCTAACAAACCCACAACCGCCATTTAAGATGGAAATTCGTGGGACTAACAAACTTCTGTCGGGCGACTAAATGATTGATTGGGCTGAAGCAATTATTGCGGCAGTCTGTATCACTTGTTTTGTCATCTTTTGTAGTTACATCATAATTTGGGCGTACCCGTGAGATGGCTAGTAGCACTTGTTTTAACTCTATCGCTTCAATCTACAGCAAAAGATGGTTGCCATGTGCGAGAGTTTTACATAATTGCTTGGACAATTCACAACCCATCCGATCGCCATCAGCAGATGTCAATGTGGCTGACAAACAATGTGAGGTTTTGTAGAAGTCAAGATTTAACAGTCATTTGGAACAATCTGTCAGAATGGGCTGGCACAGCAGATTCAGCAGAACTCAGAACTAAAGTTATTCATGGGTACAAAGATGCACTAGAAAGGGAGAAGAAGTGATAGATACCATCAAGTTATTCCCAACTGTGCAACCCTCTGGGTATCCTGACAAACACGATCTTGCTCAAAAGAAACTAGAAAAACAACATGAAGTTAACAAGGGAAATGAATTAGCCAAACAAAAGCAGACTCAATTGCAAGATATTACCTTTGAGATTTATTGTAAAAAGGTGAATCAAGAACGTATCCGCATGGAGATATTTCAGAATCGTAAACTGGATATTTATGTATGACCAAAAAGCCAATACGCCAACCACGGAAACCGCAGATAGAGACAAAAGAAAAGTTGACGCTGTGGGTAACTCTCATGGTCAGCACTACCCTGTGCATCTCTGTCTTGGCTATGGTAATCAGCTTTATGCTTGGCCTTTGGGCAAAAGAAGTGGACAACGCAGAGATATTCAAGATGATTTCACCCGCTTTTTCTACTCTTATCGGAGGCATGATTGGCTTCCTGAGTGGTATCAAACTCATGCAAAATGAAGATAAACCTAAATGTAAGGACTAAAAATGCTTTCACTCTTTTCAACCTTGGGCGGTCTGTTGATCTCTGGTTTACCAAAACTATTAGAGTTCTTCCAAAATAAAGCAGACCAAAAGCATGAATTAGCCTTGGCTAACATTCAAGTTCAAATGCAATTGCAGATGATGGCTCAAGGCTTTGCTGCCCAAGAGCGCATGGAGGAGATCAGGACAGACCAAGTTGCCATGCAGTCTGAAGCACAGATGACCGAGGCGGCTCTAAAGCACGATGAGAAGGTCTTAGAGAAGGCTTCCCAATGGGTTGCCAACTATGTCGGTACTGTAAGACCTACAGTAACTTACATCTTTGTGTTTGAACTGTGTGCCATCAATGCTTGGATTGCCTACTACATCTACTCTCGCCCTAGTTTGGTGATGAGCATAGATGATTTGATTCGCTTGTCTGACATCATTTTCTCTACTGATGAGATGGCAATGTTGGGTGGAATCATTGGTTTCTGGTTTGGATCAAGAGGTTGGTCTAAAAAATGAAAGTCAGTAAAGCGGGTGAGGACTTGATGCACTTCTTTGAGGGCTACAGAAACAAGCCTTATCGCTGTTCTGCGGCTATTTGGACTGTTGGGTGGGGTCACGCTATGTATGCTGACCAATTAAACCTTCCAAACGTGCGTAAAGAGGGTTATACGGGACTTATTAGGTCTGATTACCAACTCAAGGGGGAAGATAATCGTGTATGGTCAAAAGAGGAACTGGTCGATTTATTCAAGGTGGACATCAATTCTTTTGAACGTGGTGTTCTTCGACTTAGCCCTAATCTTGTTAGTCATCAAAGCAAATTCGATGCTGTTGTCTCTTTTGCCTACAATGCAGGGCTAGGCAATTATCAGCGTTCTACCATTCGGATGAAGGTCAATCGTGAGGATTGGACAGGGGCGGCAGAAGCCTTTATGTCTTGGACTAAAGCGGGTGGGAAAGAGGTTTCAGGGCTTGTCAAAAGACGCAAAGCTGAAGTGGCTTTGTTTCTATCTTAAACCAAATTGTAATAATTATGCTATAAGGTGTTGAAATGCCTAACATTCCTACGCCAGAAGATACTAAACTGTTCGCACAAAGTGTCAAAAAGTGGCAACAAGTGCTGAGTTTGGGTGATTGGAGAATAGAGAAGGGAAGTAAGGCGGCAAAGGCGGCAATGGCTTCTGTTGAGTTTAATTCTGCTGCTCGATTGGCTACTTATAGGTTAGGTGACTTTGGTGCTGAAAAGATCACACCAGAATCTCTAGATCAGACTGCTTTACATGAGTTACTTCATGTATTCCTACACGATTTGATGACTGTGGCTCAAGACCCTAAATCCTCTCAAGATGAGGTTGAAATGCAAGAGCATAGAGTCATAAATCTTTTAGAAAAGTTACTTTCAAAGGATTCCAATGGGAAGTAGTACCGAAACGTGTACCGATACCGAGTTTATCCAGCTTTGGGGTCAACTTCAATCTGCCACAAGAGTAGCCGAGCATCTTGGAATTAGTGTTAGAGCAACTCATCTGCGTAGAAGGTGGATTGAAAAAGAATACAACATGGCACTTAGCGCAAGTGATTGGCGTGGTGTTAAATACGATAAAAACAAGCCTAAATCCTTCTCTCCTTTAAAACAAGTAGAACTTGGGATGTTGGACGGGTGTGTAATCATTTTCTCAGATGCTCACTTCATACCTGGTCAACGTACAACGGCTTTTAAAGGGCTTCTATGGGCTATAGAGAAGTTCAAACCCAAGGCGATAATCTGTAACGGGGATGCCTTTGATGGGGCTTCTATATCTCGCCATGATATAACTGACCAACCACAGACTTCTGTTGTTCAAGAGTTAAAAGCTACGCAAGGTGCGTTGGGTGAGATAGAAGAGGTCGCTAAAGCAGCAAGGCACAATGTAAAGCTACTGTTTACATGGGGAAACCACGATATTCGGTTTGGTAATCGACTTGCCCAACAAGCACCCCAATTTAAAGAAGTTCAGGGCTTTAAACTGACAGACCATATCCCAGATTGGGACTTCTGTTGGGCAGTATGGCCTACAGATAACGTCATTATCAAGCACCGATACAAGAGTGGAATCCATGCCACTCACAATAATACTGTCAATGCGGGTGTCTCGGTGGTTACTGGACACCTTCATAGCCTAAAAGTAACCCCTTTTAGCGACTATAACGGGGTTCGATATGGGGTAGATACGGGGACTTTGGCTGAGACTGATGGGCCACAATTTACCTATGCTGAGATAAACCCAAACAATCATAGGTCAGGGTTTGCGGTGTTAAACTTCTTCAATGGTCAGCTTTTATGGCCTGAACTCGTCCATAAATTTGATGAAGAC